GCGGTTTTAAAATCTATTCTAGAAAAGATGATGATTTAAATTTAGCAATCAAATTAAAAGACACTACAATTTCTTGGACTATTGATATTAATAGTGATGATGATATATTCAATCTATTTGGTAAGGCTGGTAAGTTCCCTGCCCAAGTTTCTACAACTCCTGCTATAGATGGAAAAATAATAGATGAAGGGGAAATAGAATTAGGTGTTCAAAAACAAGGCTACCACGAATACTTTTTGAAAGGTAATAAGTTTGAAACTAAATTACATGTTAGAGTAGTCCCTGTAGATGGAAATGAAATGTGGTTGGCTTGGACTGGTTACAAACAAACTCCAGCAGATAAAGAAGGGGATGAAGGTCTTTGGGATATAAATAAAGATAAGTATTCTAAATTAGTAATAAATCCGGAAAAAGAATAAAGTCTTAAATACCAAATGTAAGAAAGAGGAGGTTGAGGAAAATGGAAAGTGCTGTTATAGCAAAAAGCGAAATGGACTTCCACATACTCAAAAGCCAAAGCGATTTAATGATTGGAGGATATGCAAGCATAGAAATCGTGGATAAGCAAAATGATTTAATCACACTAAAAGCGTTGGAGGATGCAGTAAACAAATTTATGTCAAGAGACAGATATAGAAATGTTATGACAAACCACTCAAATGTGCAAGTAGGAGAAGTAGTAAAATCTTACAGAGATAAAAATGGAAAACTATGGAAAACAGAAGTAGATGATGTTGGGTTTTTTGTAGTAATAAAATTAAGAGATGACATAGAAAAAGCAAAAGAAATTGGAAGAGGAATTCGCAAAGGAACATTGAGGTCGTTTAGCATAGGAGGACAAGCGTTACAGAAAGTAAAAAAACAACATGATGAACTAGGAGAATATAGTGAAATCAGTAAGTTGGAGTTACACGAAGTTACAATATGCGAAAAAGGAATCAATCCCGAAGCGAAGTTTGATATTTTGAAACAAGAAAAAGGTGAAAAAATGAGCGAAAAATTAGAGAAAGCACTTGAAGAACTTGACACTCTATTAGAGGAAGTCAATACTTTGAGAAAAGAAGACGAAGAAATGATGAAGCCAGAAGAAGAAAAAATGTACGGTGGAAACATGGATAAAGAAGACGAAGAAATGATGGATATGAAAGAGACTATGGGTGGCGAATACATGGATGGAGAAGCAAAAGCGTATGTACCAACTGTAGATGGTGCTGGTGTAGAAATCGGTGATGTAGCAGACCGCATTGTAATTGACAATGGAAAGCCACGACACCAACCACAAACTGTAGTTAAGTCCTTTAACAACAGTGAAATCTCCTCACTAAATCTTTCTCCAGATAACATAGAGAAAGCATATGCAGAATTTAGGTCAGAACAACTAGAAAAGATTGCATACGACAATCTAGCAAAATCTTTTGAAGCAAGATTCGCAAAAGAAGTCTCTGAAAGAGAAGATATTATTTCAAAGCAAAACTATGATGCAAAGAGCGAAGTCTCCGCAATCAAGGAAGAACTTGCAGAACTAAGAAAATCATTTACAACAGAAAAAGAAACTATTCTCAAAGCACAGCAACCAAAATCAGTTGCACTACCATCCATGGATGAAGTAGCAAATATGTCTTGGGCAGACTTAAACAGGATTGCTGGAAATTGAGGGGGAATAAAAAATGGCAGGATACATTAACACAATTAGAGACTTAGAAGCAGAAACATACGGAATTGGTGGCGCATTTGGCGGCAACGACATTCTAAAACAGGCAGGTGTAACACAAGGTTTGCACACTGCTCACGATATTGCAGATACAGCAGCATCCGGTGTAACCGGAATTAGCACTACAACTGGACTATACAATGTTCTTTACGGACAAAAAGTTTGGTCTATGTTAAACAGAGAAGTAAACGCACTATCTATGATTTCAAAGAGACCTTATACATCTTCCGGATGGAGAGTTCTAAAGAGCAGACCTTTCGGTGGCTCTGGAAATACACTTGCAGAAGGACTACAAAGAGACGGAAGCGGTGGCGGAATTGGTGCAGATGACGCACAATTTGATGAAATTGGTGGAGTAGCGGAAAACGCTGGACTATCAACTGCGGCTGATGGACTTGGTAGTATGGCTCCAACATATGCTCAACTATTTATGAGTCCTAAAACTGTTGCACATCAATTCGATTTCAGCGAATTGGCTATGGAAATGGCAGCAATCGATGACGGAATTGGTGACATTAGAGCGCAATTGAGAGAAGATATGGGAATTGCTCACGCAGAAGCACAAAACATGATGCTTCTAACACCACTAGAAAACTATGGTGAAGCAAGCGCACTATCTAACATTGAGAGAAACTATACTTCTCTTAACAAAATCATTACAAGTCGTGCAGAACTTTTGGCTATTGACGGTGGAGTTATTGCTACTGATACTACAAGCGCATCAAACAACTTGGGTAAGATTTACGGAGACGAAAGATTCAGTGCGGCTTCTTTCCTAGATGCAGAAGTAGACTTTGGAAGCGGATACGCTAGTGGCGATGTTCGTTCTCTAACTCTAACACTATTGAACAACATGATTAGAAACCTAAGAATTGCTGGCGGTTCACCAAAAGTTATTCTAACAGGATATGACACTATTCAAGCAATCGCAGATTTGCTACAAAGCCAAGAAAGATTCATGGATAGAAAGGAAATTGTTCCAACTGTAAACGGTGTCCGTGGAGTAAAGGGAGCAGAAGTCGGATTTAGAGTAGCAACTTACTACGATATCCCACTAATTCCTTGTAAAGATATGGCTACTACTGGTGGAGCAAGTACAAAACTAAGTGATTTGCTTTTCCTTGACACAGACCATCTATGGCTAGCAGTTATGAAACCAACACAATATTTCGAGGACGGTATTACTAATGGTAACCCATTCGGTGTTGGCAGACTAGGAAATCAAGCACTTTACCGAACAATTGGAGAAATGGGCTGTTCATTCTTTAAGGGTCAAGGAAAGATTACCAACATTCAGTGAGGTGTTTTGATTGGCACATACTGTAACATTGTTGGCTGACCATAAAGGACAGACTAGACCTAGGGTTTCTGGTGACGAGTATTTTGTAGATGCAGTTATTGATATCACTAGCCACACTGCGGCTGGTGAGTCAATTTCTGCCTCTTCTCTAGGACTTTCTACAATTAATTGCGTAATAATTACAGGACAAGAAAAGGGTATTGGTAACTCCGGATTTTTGGCTACAGTGGAATTATCTACTGCTGGAGCATATGAATCTTCGAGTGCTTTCCAAATAGTCGCTACTGACTTTGATGGAACTAATGCTTCTGCTTCAAATTCTGATGACATTGGCGCAGTTAGAGTAAGAGTTTACGGAAACCTTTGAGGTGAAATAGTTGGCTAAGATTATTCTTAGTGAATCTTCTGTAGTGGGAAGGTTGAGAATTGGGCGAGAAGAAATTACAAGAAATGTTTCTTGTGAAATATCTGCTCTAAAAGGTCTGCTGAAAATGCAAGACCCCAACCTTCTCATTACATTTGAAGAATCAGATAGAGAAGAACTAGAAAATCTAAGTGAAAAAATATTGGTAATGGCTACTTCAATTTTAGACTTAGAAGAAGTTCCAACTGGAAAAGCGGTTGCTGAAACCCTTTTACCTAAACCTAAGATAGTTGCTAAAGCAAAGAAAACTGCTAAGAAAGCGGCTAAAAAGGTAAAAGAAACTGTTGTCCCAACCGATACAGAAGAAGTCGCTGAATAAGCGATATATTCAAGTATCATAGGAATAACCCGTTTATAGGAGAGACAGAGAAATGGATGCTTGTAGGTCTAGTGGAGTATTGACTAGTAGTAAGGTTATAGCGGCTCATCCGTGTAGATTGAAGAGTATTCACTTTGCTGGATTTGCCGCAGGTGGGGATAGTGTATTAGTACAGGTTTACGATTCTAAAGATTCTACCTTAACAGGAAATACAGAATTGGCTAGAATTATTATGGACGAACATAATCAATCAGCAGTAAATATAGAATATGACATGCATGGAGTTTTAGCAAGAGAAGGGCTTTATTTGAAAGTGACCGCTACTGCGGCTGGTGGAAGTCTTAATGCCGAAACAAGACAGGCAATTTCTGTGGAATTTAATTAGGTGATAAAATGCCAGCACTAGCACACGATACAAGATTAGTTATGACTATCCTATTTGTAGGGACAGTTAGCGGAGCGAATGTTTTCTTTTATGCTAACTACGGAACTAATTTCCCATATACAACTTTAGCCCATGCCACATTATTTGGATTAATTACCGTTGGTTCTATAATGATTTTAAAGGCGATATTCGATTTAGCCCTAAATGAAAAGATAGAAATGTATCTATTAGATAGAAGGGTTAGTCACTTTTGGGCGCAAAAGAGAAAGGAAGAAGAACAAAAACAAAAAATTAGAGAAACAATGAAGAATTATAATACTGCTTATAATACTCAACCACAATTTGTTTCTCAAATTGAAACAGAAGGAATAGGGAACGAGTTTTTAGCGGCTATCGAACAGTGAGGTGAGCCATTTGGTTTTTACCGGATTCGATGAAAGTGCTATGGCATATGACCTACAAAGAGCGCACTCTGCTGATATTTGGTTTCTAAAATTTAGAGCCTATTTTTGGGGAGGTTGCGCTACTTTAGCGGGTTTCTTAATAGGAAATATACTTGGAGTATTTGATATTAATATCCTAGGGTGGATTCTAGGAACTTTACAAGATGCTTGGAATCATATTTAGGTGATTAGATGTGTCAGTATTAGCAGGGTTCGCTATTGTTATTACAGAATTTGCTATTGGTTTTTATAAAAAAATTCACGCTATAAACTTTGGAGTTTACGGAGCAACTAAGGTAGGGAAAACTACCTTACACCATCAATTAAGAACTAGGGGTGAAGTTCCCGACATAAAAAAAAGAACCGTTGGTTTACATAAAGGAACTAGAAAAACAATCAAGTTAGAGGGAGAAACCCACACTGTAAAAACAGCAGATGTTGGTGGTGAATCTTTTTATTGGAAAGAATGGATTAAAGACATGAAAAGAAGAAAGGTAAATTATATTATTTTCATGATAGACCATAGACATTTAGATAGTGGCGCAAATTTAGAACACCAACTGGCTTGGAAATTTTTAGTTGACTCGATTTGTTCTACTAGATGGCCTAATGGAAAAAAGAAGAAGGACAACGAGTATCCTTTAGCCATAGGCGTTTGGGCGAACAAATTTGACATTTGGAATAAAAAACACCCCCACAAAGGGGAAATACAAGACCACCCCATCTTCGAGCCTTTTAAATATGGGATGCAACGGTTAAATGATAGAGGGATTCCTACTTTCAAGTATATTGTGTCGGCTAAATCACAACCGGAAATGGTTTACAGGGGAGTTACAACAATGATAAAGGATTATTGATTACTATGTGGAAGATGATTTTAAAAGAAAATGGCTTTTTAGTCTATCTAAAAAAAGCCGAAACTAATGATGGATATTTGCCGGAAAACGCTGACTTTAAGACTAGAGATGAAGCCTTTGATTATATCAAAGGAATGGCAAAACAAGTAGGATATACAGTAGTAGGTAGTGCTAAAGAAGGTAAAGTAGTAAAGATGGATAATGAAATATTTCAAAGTCTTACTTCTCCTTCTCTTTATTATGTTATTAAAATGAATTCCGAAGGTAAACCATCAAATAATTATACTCCCGATACTCGCCAATCTAATACAGGGGAAGGCACAAGAAGAAAGTTTAGAGGCGAGTTTGAATTAGATGAAGAATATTAAGGTGAAATAAATGTTTCAACAACCAAATTTAATAGGACAACAAATGAATACAACTGCACCATCAGCATTTTTGCCGCCATTACAAAGAGCGAGAGCAAGTGGACCCGTTGAAGAATATAAGTGTATTAATATTAAACCAAAAAAACAATTGAAAGAATTGAGTAAGGTGCTAACTCCAGAAAAAAAATCTTTCTTAAAAATAAAATACGGACATAAATTTAATCTAAAAGACCGTTGCGTAGTGTGTGGTTCTCATCATGTTTGGGAAAGTGGCGACTATATGAGGCCACCAATTCCACTAACTCATGTTACTAAAGGTAGGCCAATGAGGGGAACTTATTGTCCTAAACATGCAGGTATTCATAGACAAATGGAAATGCTTCAACAGCAGATTCTCGCAGAACAACACGGTTTAGAATTTAAGGCATTTATCCCAAAAATTCCTAGATTAACAAAGGCCAGCCCAATTAAAACACTAACCAAAGAAGATGTGGCTAGTTTGGTTTCAGCCGGATGGCTTATTAAACCGCCTACCTTAGCAGACAACAAGTCGGCTACTAATGAAGCAATCGAAATAGTAGGAGAAATAAATATTTTAACTGATAGGCTAAATCATTTAATGGTAAAACAGGGTGTAAAAGTAGAAGGAGAAGAGTAAAATGTTTGGAACAAGTAACGGCACAGTATTAACTGCGGTTCAAGCACAAGGCGACCAACAGTTCAAGAGTATGAATAATTTATTATCTTTACAAGATAATCATGTAGAAGAATTCTTTCAATATCATGGAGAGAAATTTTTAGTAACTTTTGAAAAACTAATAGAAGATGTAGTAGAAAGAGTAGTTAGCCAAATGCTAGTAAAACTACAATTAATTCAAGATGATACCACTAAAAGTATTAAAGTTCATCCAGATTCTCTAAGAGAATACGAAAGAATTACTCAAGAAAATATTCAATTAGATATTATCAATTTGTTAAATTCTGCCATAGATGCAGAAGTAATAAACCAAAGAAAGATGGCAAAACAACAATACTTGGAGTCACAAGGATTTGGTGGGGGAATGCCACAACAAATTTCAGCAGGTGCGGCATTAGCAGGAGTTACAGGAAATGCACAACAGTATCAACAAATGCAGGGGGCTATGAATAATGGTACTGGCTATCCTGTTCCTCCAAATGGAACTGATGCTTATGGTAGGCCATACTGGATAGACCCACAGACAGGGCAAACTTTGTATGAACCTCCTAAAAGTGGGCTAGGATTAGGTAGTGCTATTCAAAAAGGTGCGGCTTGGGCTAAATGGTTAATGTGAGGCGGTTAAAATGCCCACAAAAGTAGTAGATGGTGGTCAAATTAAAGAATGGCCTAATAAATATAGGGAAGAACTATTAAATTCGGTTATAACTGGAAAAGAAATAAAAATAGATTCCATAGTAAATGAATCTAGCACATATCCCGATTTAGATTTTGATATAGATATTTTTACTACAGAAGGCTTAGAAGAAATGCAAAAAATAAAAGAAAAAAATATTTTTGAATTATTAAATATGCAAGGTGATTTAGGTAGAGATGCCATAGCAGCAATAAAGAAAACAAGTGCATATAAAAAATACAAAGAATATACTCTTGAAGATGTAATAGAAGATGATTTTAAAAGAAATCAATTGGTTGGGTTTTCTATATTTTCATATGTAGAAGAAAAAGACCCAGAAACGGGAGAACCTTTAACAGACAAAGATGGCAGACAAATTTGGTCTCCTTCTGAAATAGTTATATCAGATTATTCTTTACGCCCTACTTCTCAAGTCGGTAGGATTCCGGATTTAGATTACCAAGATTTAATTTTAGTTTCTTTTTCATCAAAAAATGAAATAAAAAGCGAAAGGGATATGTTAGAGGATTTAAAAGAACAAACAGAAAGGGACTCTAATGCCATCTATAAAATTAAAGATTTACAAAAACTATTAGAGAAAAACTTAACTAAATACTACGATAATATTCAGTATGTAGAGGATAGAGAAGAACAGACAGAACAGAAAAGGGAAAAAGAAACTTTTAGTAAAGAGAAATTTCGTGAACAACTTCTTAGAAAAATTGCTGGTGTTATAAACCCTTCATTGTATGCTAAATATGAAATAGTTTTAGAAGAAGTACTAGAAACTGATACGGAAATATCAGCAGAGATGACTATACTTGAAACACAAATGGGTAGATACGAAATCAGACCATTTGGTTCTCCTAAAAAATTCACCATAAGAGGAAGTGTAGACGATAAAGATAATTTTAAAGAGTGGTTGACAAGTCAAGACCCCGCTATAAAAATAGAAGGTTTTGAAGAAGATATCGGTGACCCAAAAATGGAAGATGATTTAGATAGTGCGTTAGATTTATTATTTGCAGATGAAGTAAAAAAAGAAAGGCTAGAAAGAGAATTAGATTACGAAGATTCCCCTAGACTTAAAGCAGTTCACAAAACAATAGTTAAACAAAAAATAAAATTCGATAAAGATATGAAAGAATTAGATAGTGGTTCAAAAGAAAAAAGAAAGAATATAGAATCATATAGAATGAACAGGAAGATGGATGATGCTCTACAGGATTTAGAAGAAAACTATGTTGTTTTAGAGGATGATATTGAAAATGCTATTGAGTTACTGGGGGTAGATGATTAATGCCAACCGTATTTTCCCCTAGTGACTACACTTCAATAAACCCAGATTATTCTACAGGAAAAGGATTCTATACTGACATTACTGCAATCTCTGATTTATTACAAATTCCTGCTTTTAGCGGCTCTACTAATCCTACTAATGCACAAGTCGGCTCGATAATAAAAAGAGTTGAAGGTATTATTGATGATAAAATTAAGCGGTCTTTTAGGCCAATTCGACATGAAACAGAGTTTCACGATTTCCATTTTGGTAGACACCCCGCAGATTCTTACTATGGGGGATATGTAGGATTTGTTCAACTACAACATATGAAAGTTAGAAAAATTGTCAGCCTACAAGTTTGGCAAGGTAATTCTTACAAAGAACTTGCTTCTGCTCAATCAAGTATCACAATAGATGAAAATAATTATGGAGACATTCATAGCATTATTTTAGTTTTGCCCGATGGAACTCAATTCACCATGGAGTCTAGCACTAATGTAGGAACTTCATTAGTAGATTCTAAATTTAATAATAGGTTTGGTTCTAAAACTACTGCAAAAGAAATAATTTCTTTAACTAATGAACAATTTCCCTCTAACACGGCAACATTTACAGGAGCAGATAATAAAAAGAGTCTTACCGAAGATGGTGCAACTAATTTCAATGTATCTGATTTCTTCTATGCCGCTAGTGATTTAGATAATGGGAGAAAAATAAATATCTCCAGTTTGTTGATGGGTGAAGATGGTTCTGATTGCACATTAAAAGTATCTACCCAACAATCCTGCACTACTGCGTCTGGAGATGCAACATTAACTGTAGCGGATTCTTCTAAATTAGCAGTTGGTATGACTGTTACAGGAACAGGAATTAGTGGAAGTATTACTATTGCATCTATAACAGATTCTACTACAGTTGAACTAAGTGGAACTGCAACAGGTAGTGGAACTAATACTCTTACATTTACTACGACAGATACTATTCCAAATGTATGTGAAGTTGTTCCATTTACAGATAAGCAAAACATGAAAAGAATTGGTAGTTTTTGGAAAATAGGAAATGAGGGCAGATTATTCTTCTTGAAGGATTTCCCATATCATACTAATAATTCTGTAATTGTTTCTTATATTGCGGGAGACAAAAGAGTTCCTTCTGCTATACACGAGGCCGCTACAAAATTAGTTGCCGCAGAAATATTGAGACATGATGACCAAACTATCCTAATTGCTGAAACAGGTGCAAATATTACTACTAAAGAAAAGTATGATATTTTGAGAAAAGAGGCTATGGAAATAATTGATGGTAAGAAAGATATTGTTTATATTATTGAGTGATTACAATGTTTGAGGATGCCAAGCAGTTATTTGAAAAATATCTTGAAATAGAAAAGGAAAGAAATTTACAAATGCTTGCGGTTTCCCGTTTATTAAGAGTGGACTTTACTTTTTCAGAAGAAGAGATTTTAGAAAACGCAGAACAGCAATTAGTAAAACACATGGAAAAACAAATTTCTGAAAGATTTGAAAAGATGCTAAAGGGGGTTAAATAATGCAGTGCATAATATGTGGAAGTAATAGTCTAGAAGCAGACACAGTTATTATGCAGGGTAAGTGGAGTAGATTATTTAATTACTCAAATAAAAAATTTAAGGCAGTTAGTTGTGTAAATTGTGGTCACACAATGTTATTCAAAAAGGATGCTAAATTTAATGTATTAGAGGCATTAGTGGGGTGAAATAATGGATGAAGTTAGTCTTATAATTGACCTTTTAGATAATAATTGGTCTAGTTCTGCTACTACTTTACAAAGTGCGGGAACTATTTCTTCTGACCATATAGGTAAGCCCAATATTATTGACATAAGAACTTTAGAAGCAAACAAAGGAACTCGATATGATTTGTCACTAAAAGATTTAATTGTGGTTTTTGAAGATAGTCAAAATATCGAATATCCTACAGTACATTTCGATATTAGAAATGAAAGTTATTCTTTTACAATACACATTCGCCATGTTCAAGATGAGCGAGCAGGAACAGATAGTAACTTTGGCAAAGACAGGCTAAGGGCTTTATACTTGATTACTCGTCATGTGCTTGAGGGGAAGCGAACCGGATATACTGCAAGTGATGGTTCTAGTTTTAATCAAATCTTTGTTGGGGCTAGAAACGAATCCAATGACAGGAAAAAAAGAATATTTGGATACAAGATTAGTGTAGAAGTAAAACGGTTCGCCCTTTCAGTCCCATAGTAAGTAAGTAAGGAGAAGGGAAAATGACAAATACAGACATATTTTTAGGAAGTGGAGCAACATTATCATTAGTTCCGGAAACGGATTTGATTTTCCAAATAGACGCAAGCGAAAGTAGTGATAAGATAAATCTTCAAGCAGTTGCAGGTTTTAAAAACAATTATCTCTTTGTGAATAATATCTATGTTGGTTGCATTGTTGATTTTTATGATGCTTCTAGTTCTACTACTGTACCACATTCTTCTCATACTATTACTGCAAATACAGAAGATACTATTACGATTACCCCTGCTATTGATAGTGGTGTAACTTTAGCAACAGATGATAGTGATTTTGTAATAATCAGAAGTTATGGTGCGCCTAATGTCGGACAAAAGAACTCTTCTGTTAAAAGGCTAAACGCTGACAATTGGATAGGAATTTTAGAAAGTGCAGAGTTCCCAAATGTAGAGGTAGAAGTTAAGCAAATGAATCTTTCATTAGGCGGTTCAAGAAATATGACCTATCAGTATAAGGGGATTGAAACTGCAAGTGGAGGAAACTTAAACATTGTAGCAAATCATGGAACTTGGT